CAGACCTTCCCTGAGGATCAGCATAGGGGAATATCTTTGCTGCCTCTACAAGAGTATTATAGCACGTATGTTTCTTCTCATACCTCAGATAATACTCATCACACAGAGCAATACCATGCTCAATCAACCACCTCCAATTGTTAACATACTCTGATGCCCACTTGGTGCATGGATGGTTACGAAAAGCACCCTTTTCAGTAGCATAGGGTTTGCCATCTGCTCTGGGAAGAGTTCCAAATCCATGACCCCATTTGTCAGAAGCAATAATAGAAAGCATCTGACAGCATTCTAAGGGCATCTTGACAATGTGTTTGTCAGGAAGCACCTTTGCAGATTTGAAAGGACAAGGATCAGTTACAAAAATGTTCATGCCAAAGGTCTTACAAATTGTTCACTTACTATGTCAGTAGCACACATCATATCATACATGTATGTCACTGCAGCACGTGGGACAGTGTGATCTCCACAAGTGAAGACATCACATACTGCCATACCATTCTCTGGCCAAGTGTGAATGCTAATGTGACTCTCAGCAAGAAGAGCAATAGCAGTCACACCTTGAGGATCAAACTTGTGAGATGAGACATTCAGCAATGTGCTTTTGCAAACTTGTGCTGCATGAACAAGAACATTGCGAATGTGTGACTCATCATCAAGTAGATTTTCAGAGCAACCTTTCAATGTAAAAAGGATGTGTCTCATCATCCAAAAGTGGAGTCAGGCTCCAGGGCAATGTAATAAGTCAGATCATAGTTGGTGTTCTTGAAACTTGCAAGCAGTTTCTGAGAAACAATCACTTCATAGGTTCCAGGAATGATCTTGATGTTCTCTACCTTGAAGTTGAAGGTAAACTCAGATTCAGTTTCACCAACAACAATGGAGAAGTCATTGGAGGTATCATTCTTCTTGTCACGAACCACCAGTTGCACAACACCATTCTCACCAATGGCAGAGATGTCAGGGAGTTGATAGACAGATGCCGCTTTCAGCAGTTTGTCCAGTTGGTTGGTATCAAGTTCAAAGCAAACATCTTCAGAAGGAAGAGAGATCTCTTTGTTGGGAGGAGTAACAATTACATTCTCATCAGCAAAGAAGTACTTGGAACGCATACGACCTTCTTTGATGACAACATAACTGTCATTCTCAAAGTCAAGATCAGGACTGTGATGCAGACCAAGACCATTGAGGAACTGGTTCAGATCATAGATGCCAAAGTCCTTGGGGAACTCTTCATCCACAGTTGCTTCTGCCAGGATGTTCTTCATCACACTGATGGTGCGAAGTTTCTTACCTTCTTTGAAAAGAATGGACTGGTTGATGGAAGAGAAGTTCTTCAGGATGTTTACAGTTTTATCAGAAAGTTTCATAATTATCAGTAGAAGGCTTGTGGAGTCCAGAGAAGTGGTAGAGCAATACACAATAGTGAATTGCTTTCAGAATGTCAAGTTTGGACTTGCCATTCTTCTTACCAAAGCGAGAAAGGTATTTGATTGCATTGGAGCGACAGAATGGTTCTGCATCTCCAATACTCTCAATCAGATCAAGAGTTTGTGTCTTTGACTCTTGAGAAGTGTAGTGGGCACGATAAGTCCCAGAGAGATAATCCTGAATTTCCTTCAGTGTGAGATCCTCTTCATACTTCCAGAAACCATTTTGGTTATTCATATCCAGTTTTAGTTCATTCACAACAGGTTCATTTGCATCATCTGGAATATCTGGATACATGGAATCCAGATATTCTTTTGTTGGGAGGGGTGTCCATTCAAACCCCTCAGGTGGTAGATGATCAGACATACTCAATCAATCATACAGTAAAGACCATACAGTTATTCTATCAAGAGCAACTTAGTTAGTCAAGTGGCATTTTCTCTCCAGTAGCAGTGTACTGGAATTGAACATCTCCATCAACCTTATCATAGAGTTCAAGGAATGCTTGCTTGGTTTCATCATCAAAACGATTCACACAAACTTGAATTGCTTTCTCTTTATCACCAAAGATAGAGTAAGCACGAATGATGTGAACCAAACGACGAGTACTGATCACTTCATCAATACCACCATCATAGAAGGTCTTACGGATGATATCTGCCCAGTCACAGAGACGCATACAGAAGGTAGCATCATAGACACCCAGTTCCTCAGAAACATTCTTCAGGATCTTTTGTTCAGAAGCAACAGAAGGATACTCTTGCTCAAAGGTAACAGGGAAACGCTCAAGGAATGCTTCATTGAGCACATTGGTTCCAACAAAGCGACCATCATCAGATCCTTTGCCTTTGGTGTTTGCAGTGGCAATCACATTGAAACCTTCAGCAGGTTTGACCAGTTTTCCAATCTTCTTCAGGAAAACTCCCTTACCTTCAAGGATAGATTGCAGACACAAGATCTTGTTAGATGCCAGATCAAGTTCATCTAAAAGCAGCACTGCTCCACGTTCCAGAGCCTCCACGACGGGTCCATTATGCCAGACAGTTTCGCCACCAACAAGACGAAACCCACCAATAAGATCATCCTCGTCAGTCTCAATGGTGACATTCACACGAATGACTTCCCTATTTAGTTGAGCACATGCTTGTTCAACACTAAAGGTCTTACCATTGCCAGACAGACCAGTGATGAAAGTGGGATAGAAAAGACGAGATTGAATAATCTTCTTGATGTCACCAAAATTGCCAAACTTGACAAAAGTGGTGTCTTTCTGAGGAATAAGATTTTGTTCTACAGCAGGCAAAGCAGCAGGTGCATTATAGGTTTGTTCCAGTTTTTCTTGTACAGTCAGATTCCACTTACCATGACCAGACTTATAAGAAGCAAGTTTCTTAGTCACAGTTTGGTAGGTAGTTCCATTCATAGCACACCAAGCACGAACATCAGCAGTGGTGATGTCATCTCCATACAGTGCCTGGAGAGAAGTAACAATGTATTCAGTAGAGAGTGCCATTGATTGTTTTGTTCAACATTGATATTATAAACCCACCCCACCCTCAAAAGGGGATGGAGTGGACAGTGGGTTGAGTGTCTTCTCAGACAATCAAATCAATAAATTCACCAAGAACTTTCTTATTTAGTTTCTTAGTCCTGAGAGATTTCTGAAATGCTGATTTGATTTGGGACTTAGTTGCATCATCTGCAACATCAAATTCTGATGATTGAGAAAGGGCACTGGAAGAAATGCCAAAGTACTTTTCATATCCAGTGAATTTCATAGAGAAACTCTTCTGCTTCCTCCAAGATGCCATCAGAGCATCATATTCAGGACCAAGATTGAATCCACAATAACGCTTCATAAAGTAACTTGCATCCCTCCCCTGAAGAACCCTGATGCCAATAAAGTTCACATCAGGAAACACATCATTTAGATCTTGGAGGAGAATACCAGTAAACAAATGATACTCAAAAGGAATCTTGAAAGTTTTTCCAGTTTTCCTGTTGCGATAGTAGTCATTGTAGGAATTAATGCGAATACATCCAACATAGGAATGATCAGAAGAACGATGGATGTTCTTACACTTGAGAAGATGACTTGCTTCACCATCAGTCAAAACAACACACTGAACCTTTTGGGTTTTGAATTGCTTCTTGAATAGAGGAATGATCTTATGGAGTGCCACCAGAGTTTCATTCAGAGGAGTTCCAGACAATCCAACACGAGGAGGACAGTGATACTGTTGATAGTGCTGAAGAGAATATGCAACCCTCCAGATATTATGCATCTGAGTATCAAGAACTTTACCAGAAACATCTGAAGTGAAGAACTCCATCAGTGAGAACCTATCATCAATGTAGAAGAATCCTTCATCTTTGTTGAAGTGAGGTTGCAGCATAATTGCTTTGCCTTCCTTATCATACTCAACCACATTGAACTCATAGGTGAAAGCATACACCTTAAAAGGAATACCAACCTTCTTACAGAACCACAGAAGATTATAGAGTTGCTTTAGGGTGTCCAGAAGAACTTCTCCCATAGAACCAGACCAGTCAAGAATAAAGATCAGACCATGGTTCTTACCATCATGAAGAGTGGTGATTTTCTTGAACAGGTCTTCATTGTACTTATAGGTATGAAGTTTGGAGCAGTCCAGAACACCAGTGCGTGCAGTGGTAGAGCGAGCATAGGAATCTGCTGCTTTCTTACATTCAAACTCTTTGACCAGATAGTTGACTTCTTTCTGGGCAGACTTCTTGAACTGTTTGAACTGATGATCAACAAATGCAAATGCTTGATAAGGATCAACCATCTCACTGTCCTTCATAAAGTTGTCAAACTCAGTTTGAATATAATTGTGAACCTTTGCATTGGGATTCACAATAGAACTCAGATTGACATCAGGAAGATGAATATAGTTGTTGCTGGTTGCAGTGGAATCAACCAAGTTCTTGATGTTGTCATTTAGTGCCTGATCAGTTTTGACATCAGGTTCTTCCTGCTCAACTTCTTCTTCCATTTGAGAAGTTGCAGAACCACCACTGGATTCTTCAACAGAAGATTCTTGACTCTCTTCTGTTGTTTCTTCTGACTGATTATCAGAAGTAGTTTCACTCATTCCAGAAGTAGATCCAGAAAGGTCAGGAGTTTCTGGGACAATATCTTCTTCTTTCTTACTATCACCCTTGCAATACTCATAGAGAACCTTTGCTGCTTCTTGAGCATCCTCAAAGGTTTCTGCATCAGCAACCATATTCAGAATATCCTTCTCCTTACCATCTTTGATGGGAACATTGATGAAGTTACCAAGCTTGAACCACAGATTGATGCGGTCTGCCAGGTTCATTTCAGGGACATTTTCATTCTCAAGGCAGAAGAAGTCATCCTCATTCAACTCCTGATAACCCTTGTAGAAAGTTTTACCAAGACCTGCAAACTTACGCTTGATCAGTTTCTCAATGCGTGCATCTTCAGTCACATTGATGAACTGGTGAGGAACATCAACAGTAGGATCTTCATTGGGAGTATAGAGTGCGTGCCCAACTTCATGGGCAACCAACATATCATAAACACTATCACTTGCTTTCTGCCACATAGGCAGAGTCAACACACGACGATTGACATCAAAGGATGCAGTAGGAACCTGCTTGTTCTCAATGATTAGGTTTTCAGTTGCCAGCAACTTTGCCAGGTTGCCTTTGACTTCCAGGTTGACAGACATTTGACCTTTTCTTCTATAACACCATCATACAAAAAAGACCTCCCCTTTTGGGGAAGCCTTGTACCGCTTCTTGAACTGTTTCAGGCGTGCCTTCGCTTGCCTGAGTGCTTGTGGTTTTAGTTTTCTCTTCTGGTCTTTCCTTGAGTGGTGTTGCCAGTTGGGAACATTAGTCACGTTGCCTCCAGTCGTCTGTGTCTTCTCTTTTGAACCATTCTACTATCTCATCAGCACTTTGGAAACCCGTTCTGTGATTTGAAGGATCAGGATCTCCTATGTCCATCTGGTTCATAAAGTCATCCAGACTACCTTCTTGCATCTCTGGATTCATTGCTTGCCTTCTTGCCTTTCTCAGCATAGCACCAGCAGATCTATTTGCCTTAGCAAGTTTCTCTGCCCAGATCATATCCTCTAACTTTACCTCTTCTCCATTTACAATACGCTGACAGATGAACTCCATTCTCAGGCGATATTGTGTAGATAACATAGATTTTCCACTACCTGTAGTATTTAGATCATTCTTGAGAAACCTTTGACTTTCTCAAACTTGATTACATTACCAAACTTATCTTCCATACCACTCTTGTGAGAGATGATAAAGATGTTGGCATCTGTAATCACATACCTGATGATTTTGAGAAACTCATCTGTCCCAAAACCATCCAGAGATGAATCAAATACTTCATCCATAATCAGAAGGTTGGTATTGACTGAGTTCTTATGTCTGGCAACTTCCCTCCAAGTGAAGAGAAGTGCCAGGTCAATACGCATTTTTTCTCCTTCTGAGAAGGATGAGTACGAGAAGTCCTCGTGGATTGGTGATTGAATTGTCTCATTGAACTCCTCATCAAGCGTGAAGTTGATGTAGAAGTCCATCATCTGCAAATACTTATTGACCTGCTGATTGATAAGGGGCAGATACTTCTTGATGATTTTGGTTTTTACTCCACCATCTTTGAGAAGATTGTAAGTGAAGTCATAGTAGGAAATATTATCCCTTTTATCAGCAAGGTCAGTGTAAGTTTCTTTGAGATTGGTTTTGAATTCTTCTAACTTTACATTCTCAGAATTTCTGTTTGCAAGGTTTTCGGCAATTGTTTGAATTTCAAGTTCAAGATTTCTGATTTGTTTTCTACACCCAGAAATCTTAATGTTGTTTTGAGAAATGCCATTCGTTAGTTTAGAGATCTCCTTAGATAGAGCATTGAATTGACGCTCTCGCTCTTCCTCCTCTTTAATTGCTCCCTCCAGTTCTTTATAACCAGATTGCAACTCCTTTGCTTTATTTTGAGCGTCTTCAATTCTATTTATTCTAAAGGTCTCATCAATGTCCTGAGTGCAGGTGGGGCAAACCCTATTCTCATTGAAGAACTTGTGCTCTTTAGTAATAGTAGATACTTTCTGGGAGATCTTTCCTTTTAGATTTCCTAACTTACGAAGTTTCTCTGTTGCACCAACATACTCATCCAACTTCACCTGGAGAGAATCAAGATCAGTTTGAATCTGATCACTCTCTTCTATGTAATTGCCAATTTCAGAATCCAGATTGGCAATCTTTTCTTTGTTGGCATTGATGTTGGCATTGCCACTGTTCTCAATTTCATCAATGAACTTCTTCTGCATCTCTACTTTGTCCTTGAGAGATTGTTTCTTCAATTCCAAAGTTCTGGTTTCTTCCTTGCAAACTCTGATCTTATCCTTGATAAGAGAGTTCATTGCAGAGAAGATTCTGATATCAAGAAGATCTTCAATGACTTCACGACGATTGGAAGAAGTCAATTGCATAAAGGGAACAAAAGTGCTGCTACCCAGAATCACAATCTGAGTAAATGACTTGTAGTTCATCTTCAGAACATTCTGCTCCAACCACTTCTGCTGGTCCACTGCAGAAGCACTTTGATCCAATGCTTTACCATCTCTATAGATCTCAAAGATGGCAGGTTTGATTCCCCTTACAACCTTCCACTCAACATTGTTTACAGTAAACTCAATCTCAACTCTACAATCTTTCTCATTGATTGAGTTGACCAGTTGTGGTTTATTGATTTTCCTGAACGCCTTCCCATAGAGAGAAAAGGTAAGAGCATCAAGGATAGTGCTCTTACCTGCTCCATTTGATCCAATGATCAATGTGGTTCCATTTTCTGTCAGGTTGACTTTGGTTTCGTGCTGTCCTGTTGAGAGAAAATTTTTCCAACTAATAGTTTTAAACAGTATCATATGAAATATCAGAGGGAGGAATCACAATGTCATTGGATGTTATTATTGTATAACGGTGTCCATGGATTTCGCAAGTTTTTATCATTAAATCGTCATCAATCTCCAGAACTTGCATCTCTGGAAATCCATTCTCTTCTTCCAACATCAGACCATAACGAATGGCATCATCCTCCTCCTCAAAGATGTAGAGGACTTGATCCCCATCATCATCTGTTACTGAAAATGCACCTTCTTTTTCTTTTCCTGCAACTGTTAGAAGAAACATTAAACTAACTCACAAGCCTCTTGGTAGATATCTTTCAGAAGTTTTTGAACAATGGATTTGTCCAGATGTGTTTCTGATTCCTCAATATATCTATCAAGGATAGAAAGAGTGTCTTCTGATTCATATGCCTCTGTTTCATCACCATACCAACCAGTGAACTCATGGTTCTCTACAACTTTCATCTCTGCTACACCAGCAGAATAAAGTTTGTCAATGAACTTTTCAAACTTGACTGTATCACTCTTCTTACGAACAATGACCTTTACAATCTTGTTTTCATATTCAGAAGCATTGAACAGTTGGTGATCATTGTCCTCATAATAGATGTTATGGAACAACTTGTAGGGATTGTTGACTGGTGTGTGTTCTAATGTTTCAGTATCAAAGATATGAAATCCTCTGGTGTCATTTACATCAGTCCAGAACATTTCATAAGGATTGCCTAAGTAAAATACTGTTCCATTGTCCGATCGAGTGTGATAGTGACCAGAGAAGACCTTGGAGAACTTCTCAAATAGTTTGCTCTCAAGACCGTGGTCCATGACGATTTGACGATTAACTCTAAATCCTGTGAGCTCAAGGTGCCCCATCGCACACTTGCAAGTTGTATTTTGAATAGATTTGATAGTACTCTCTTCGTTTTCTGCATTAATCCAAGGAATGAATAAGATATTAAGATTATCAACTTTGACTTCTGTTGGTGAAGAATAAACCTTTACATTTGAATACTCCCTCAACAGGAGATCAACTGCATTGATAGAGTTGGTGTTTTTGTAATAAGCATCATGGTTACCAACCATCAGATGCATATCAATTCCTCTTTCTTTCAGAGGATCAAAAACAACTCTTTGTGCCCAAGTCAGTGCTTTGAATTCAATACCTTTGCGACTATCAAAGGCATCACCCATATGAATAACAGTCTTGATACCCTGTTCATCTAAGGTAGGGAAAAAGACATTCTTGTAAAACTGCTCAAAATAATCATGGAACAAGGTGGAAGATTTCCTTGCTCCATAATGTGTATCAGTGATGATTGCTACTTTCATCAATAGCGAAGTTTAGAGTGGACATTATCTTTGATGCTATTGTAGTCAGAGT